GTCCACACTGGTCGTTCTGGTGTTGAGTCTAAATAATTATAAGTTACAACTCTATTAACTGTGCCTGATCCTGAGTTAGGATAAAACCACATAACTTCACCAAACAAATTATTAAGTCCTGCATTAATATGTTGTTTTGGAATTGTATTAATATCATCGTAAACATGATCTTCTACTAAACATGCAAGTGATTCTAGTTTACCTGTGTATCTAAAGAAACCATTTTCTGACATCCAATAAGCAGAACCATCTACCTCTACGGCTGCATTCTTACCAATCAATCCACAGTTAGTACCAACTTGTTGAAATGAAAAAGTAAAAGGTGCGCCGACAAATCTCATAATAAATAACGCTGTGTCAGTCCAAACGTAAATTGCATCACGACCACGTATCGCTCCTACAATTTTAGATCCATCTGCAAGTCTTTGTGTACCTGCTGTGTTAGTAGCTGATGGTGCATATGATGTTGTTGCATCAATAGATTCTTGGTCCGAGAATCTTATAAACATTTCATCTCTTGTAGACTTAGTTCCAATTGTAGTTTCTGTTCCAAAAAATATTAAGTGTCTATCTGGTGTGGATACTAAACTAAACGAAGATGCCGTTGGTGCATTAGCAAGTATAGTTGCTCTTGTTTCTGTGGCGCCTGTTGGATCTGAATCCCATTCAAATGTTTCTCCACCTGATATAGTTGCAATAAGTTTATTACCAAAATTATCTAATGACCATAATCCAGGCGCTGTTACAATATCTCCAGAAGTAGTACCATTCCATGTAAAAAAATTTGATGCATCTGTTACTGTTGCACCGGACGAGTGTGTTGCTGCAGTTGTACCACTTGCACCTCTTGTTAACCCTGATAATGTTCCACCACTATTTCCAGTATAAGTTATTAGTTCAGAACCAATTTGTACCGTACCTGATGATGGAAATGATGTTGAGCTTGCCATAGTTAATGAAGTCACACTTGCATTAATTTCTGATGAAAGTGTTGATGTAAATTGTCCTTGTTGTACACCACCCCATGATCCAAGACCCCAACCAGTTGTTGCAACTTCTACTGCTGGTCCAACTGAATAGTAAAGTTGTACTCTAATACCACCTGATGTTGATGCACCCGATCCTGATTCGTTAGATGCCATAGTAACTGTTAGTGTAGTAGTTGTTGGTATACTTGCTATTTGAAATTTTTTGTTGTCAAAATTATCTGAATTAAAATTAGAGTTTGTTATAGATGTAAAATTATCTAATAAAATAATATCACCTTTGTTTGCATTGTGTGCTGAAGCAAAAGTCAAAGTTACAGTTGCTGATCCGTTAGTTGTAGAGAAGGCACTCGTTAAAGTTGTTGTAGATTTAATTGGGTGTATGTCATAAAAAATACCACCAGAATAAGCGTATAATATTCTGTTCGTTCCCAATGCTGCAAACTTAATACCACTAGCATTAACAAAGTGATGCAATGCTGTATTACGTCCTGTAATATCAACTGATCCTAGTTGTGCCCAACCACCTATTTTTTCAGGTGTGCCATATCTAAATCTAACATTGTCGCCATCAACCCATTGGCCTTCACCGCCAGTTGCTGTAACTTGTTTATTAAATCCTGGTTGAAAATTTACCTTCTGTAACATATAACCCTTTATATTACTAAAAGGCCCAGCTTACAAATGAATATCTAGTGCCTTTAGTTGCTTCTTTTACTTCGTGTGGATACATAAAGTTCGACGGAAATAAAAGTATATCTCCTGTTTTTAACTTAATTTCTTTACCTCTGCAATAGAATTCTGATCCTTCATAGTCTTCGTTAAGGTTTGCAACTATTGATACTATAGGTACTCCTTTCATTTGACCATCAAATATACTGTGGATATGATCATAATGTTCTCTCATCATAGTGCCAACAACATATCTGTTAAAACGTATTGGACTAAATTTAGAAAGAAAAAGTCCTTCTGTTTTTTCTCCTGGCCAAGTATGTTTAACTTGGTAATCTTCTAATGCTTTAATAAGATAAGGTGTAATTTTAGTTTGTTGTTCTTGTGTACAAGGCATTACATCTAATTCTTTTGTAGGTTCAGAACTACTCGTTCCTGTAGTATAGTTATTCCAAGTATGTTTTTTCCATTCTTTTTTATTACATTCATCTATTAATTCTTCACACACCTCTGTAGGTATATGGTTTTGTACGTATATATAATCTTCAATTGTGCTCATTTATTATTCTCCTTATATCTAGATGGGTTAAACTATCTTCACTACCTAATGTATCAATACTAAATGTATTAAATGACATACTAATTCTAGGTTCATCTCCCATATTTATTGGTACACTATGTTTTAGATTAGATGGAAACAATATAAGTTCTCCATCAATACATGGTAATAAAAATGTGTCTGAATTTAAATTGTTATATTTTTTAGGATCAAGTTTCATAGCACTTTGTATTGATTTAGAAAATTGTATTGGTGGTAATTTTGGATCTTGTTTAAAATAAAATACACCACTAATAATACTGTTAGGATGCACATGTTCATGATGTTTAGATCCTTTAGGGTTTTTGTTTAACCAACACTGTGTAACAACTAATTTTTGATTTGATTGAGATATATTTTTAGTAAATTTATTTAAACTTTCATATATAAAATTTTTTATATTTTTAAACTGTTCATGATTTAATAAATAAGTATCTTTAGATTTAAAATTTTTATTAGCTTTTTGTTCAATCCAATCTAATGTATCAATATATTTTAGTTCATCGACTAAAGAACTTTTATATTTTGTAATTAAAATTGGTGTAGGAAATATCTGTAATAATTCGTCTTTCATATATAGGATTATACTATATTATTTTATTATTGTAAACCACCATGTGAATCTGAAATATTTCCAATAGGTCCATATCCTCTAGTTGATGTTAAGTCTCCAAAATCAGCTGCATCACCTGTTGTTGCAATAGTTACATAATCCATTACATTTTGATAAACCCAACTACCACTTGGAGAGTTTTGACCTCCACCAATAACTCCTCTTACGTTAGAAGATGTTGCTCCTAAATAAGTTCTTGAAACTGTTAAATCACCAAAATCTGTTGCATTACCTGTCGATGCAATTGTAATATAATCAATTATATTAACATAACTTGGGTTAGTTCCACCAGCAAAACATCCACGAAGTGCTGAACTAAATCCTGATAAATAAGCTCGTGCAGATGTTGAATCACCAAAATCTGTTGCATTACCTGTTGATGCAATTGTAACATAATCAATAACATTAGAATGAGCTGGATCAGTATTACCTCCTCCAAAAACTCCACGAGTTCCAGATGCACATGCAGCAGGACCTTTTCTTGAAACCGTTAAATCGCCAAAGTCTGCAGCATTACCAACTGATGCCATAGTAATATAATCTATAACGTTAAGTAACGTTGGAGTATAACCTCCTCCAAATAATCCTCTTATTGAACTAGAAAGTCCAGCGCCTTTTTTAAGACTATTATTTAAATCACCAAAATCAGCTGCATTACCCTCACTTGCAAGTTCAAAAGAATTTATAAAATTTGTAAGAGCAGGGCCAACATCTCCACCTGCAGAAAAACCTTTTGTAAGAGAAGATGCACAACTATTGTAACCTACAATAGAAGTTATATTTCCAAAATCAGCAGCGTTTCCTAAAGTTGGAATATGAATTTTATCAATTCCACTTGTATAAGCACTACCATTATACCCAGCAACAAAAAAACCTCTTCCTGATCCAGGCATATAAGTTGCTGATGGACGTTGAATTAAAGTAAAGTCTAATCCACCATGACCATTAGAAGCACCACTATGTTGAATAAGTGCAGCCGTTAGATCTCCAAAGTCAGCAGCATTGCCTGCTGATGCAATGGTAACAAAGTCTATTACGTTAACAGCTGGATTAGCTCCTCCAGCAAATACACCTCTTATAGTATTACTTGTAGCTGCGGGAACATTACCTCTAGCAGAAGTTAAATCTCCAAAATCTGAACCTCCTCCTGTTGATGCTGCTTCAATAAAATCAATTGTATCTAGCTCACCACTACCATCTTGTCCTCCACCAACTAAAATTCTTGTATTACTAGCACAATTAGCATGATAAGATTTTCCTGAAGATAAATCTCCAAAATCTGTTACATTACCAAGAGTAGCTATAGTTGAAAATTCTATAGTATCTCGATAAGTAGCAGGAGCATCTTGGTCTCCTCCAGCATAAAAATTTCTAGTAGGAGTAGCTGCGGCTGCAGAATACCATCTACCAGTAGATAAATCTCCAAAGTCAACAGCATTACCAACACTAGCAATATGTATCATATCTATTACATCCGAAGGACTATACCCACCTGAAAACAATCCTCTTATTTGATTACCTCCACCTTCTTTAAGATGTCTAGCCGCTGTTAAATTTCCAAAATCAGCAGCATTTCCTTGAGACATTGTAGTTACATAATCAATAACATTACTATTTCCTGGAGCATAACCTCCTCCCCAAGCACATCTAGTGTTACTACCAGCAGCACCAGTTCCAGT